TCATGCATATGATCTATAGCTGGTTGATGATCTCTTAAAAATGAATCCATAATGTTTTCGTTAGCGAATTTTCGTGTTTGTTTATTTTTTAATGAAATATTTCAATCTGTCTTCATATTTTTCTATTTTCTCTAAAGTTTCTTCATCTTCTTTATTTTCGTATTCATCACAATACTTATCGTATTGCTCCATATTTCTATTAAACATTCTTTCCATCAAGTCAATTTTAATCTGATATTCACTTATAAATTCTGCTTTTCTATCCTCTTCCCAGGAAACTATATCAGGTTCATTGATGACCTCATCATACCAACCATAATAAGTTGATTTATGTACACCATCGAACTCTCTCATGCATCTTTTAACTACTTGATTCCTATTAAGTTTTCTAACTCTGATAAGTTCTTTCATTCTTTCCTTGCATGATTCCTTATTAGGATTTTCTTTAACCATTATCTACCTCTAAAGCTTTTTTATATTCTTCCTGTAACTGCTGATTTATTTCTTTCCACTCATCAGGCCATCCTTGTAAAGGTTGAAAATTTTCTGAAAATTCATTAAATATCCAGTTAAAACCTTCATTGATCACTAAATGCAACATTTGATCCACTGGTCTTGCATCTGCTTTAGCTAAACATTTAATAGCTTTTGTCTGTACGTCAGTTAAACGTAAATTGTTTTCATTCATGATTAATTAATTTATAAACTATGTATGTATGATATCATAAACATATATTTATGTATACCATTCATGTCAAATATTAAGAGGTTCATTCATGACCATGACATTCATGACTCTATCGAGTTCAATTCATTCAGAATCAATAAAAATAACTCAGTAAATACTCAAAATATTGACTGGAATATATTATTTAAATTTTTATTTTTATATTTTTTAAAATCTAAATAATATATATATATTTTTTTTATTTATACCTTGGCTAGTACGTTATTTTTAGTATTACCATGAGCATTTATAACCACATTACCAGTATTACCATCGCATAGAGAGCATATATTACATGATGTTTTTTGACCTGATTCTACGCTAGCTGGGCAATGAATAAACCCTTTAGGATCATTTACACTCTCATGTTTAACCAAAAAACAATTAAAGCCAAGTGAACTTGCCTGTAAATATTCTTGAAAACTGTCTACACTTGCCTGGAATAAACCTTTATAAGGTAATGCGAAATCATTACGCCACATATGTGTATATCCTGTATGGTTTTTAGCTACCTTTATAATATTTTTTACAATATCAATCGGAATCAGTACAGGATCTCCCGCACTTCCAAACCTAATAGATTTATTTCTAAACAATTCATAATCATTGTCAAAATAATCATATCTATTATTTTTATATGCTTTCCAAACATTTAAAGGAGCATGAAACCACTTCACATAACAAGAATTGTTATTATATCCGGCATGTGGACAGTTACCGCACACTGTCTCTCCATACTCTTTATTTTTAAATGCTTCATTCGGTTTTATATCTTGGTTTAATATCCATGTTTGATACATATTGCCGGTTTTTTTATTACTAGTTTGAGCATTAAAACCTGTAACAATAACCGCATATTTTTTGTTATTTATTGGACTTAAACCTTCATATAAAACTCTTCCATTAGAGTTTTTTTTCATGGTTATAAATTATTTTTCTATTTTTAATTTTTTAATAATATTATTCATATCTTTTATTTCTTTTTCATTAAATTCAATCTCTTGTTGTTCTAAGCAATAAAGAATTAAATCTTTTTCATGTTGAGTAAATTCCATGTTTAATTAATTTAAATAAGTTTTTAATTGAAAGTAATAAATACTTTCATTAAAAGGATTAAACTAATAATCCTTTTAAAGTAAGTATCAATTTAATTTTTTATTATCTCCTAAAGTAATTTATTGTTTTTTATATCGATAACAGCTAATTTTTTATTTTCATCAAATCTAACATTTAAATATTCTACATTCATTTTTTTTACATCATCCTTATTAAATAATCTTCCATTATCTGGAGATACAAAATTCATATTATAAAAGTCTTTTTTACTTTCGTAATATTCAAATATCTGTTTTTTATTTTTTAAAACAGCATATTGAGCTGGTATGCAAGTTACATTAATCATTTTTTTAATTAAATAAGTTTTAAGTTTAAAAGAAGTTTTTATACTTCATATGTATATATTAATATATAATCATATCATTTATTAACCTCTAATAATTTGTATGTGATCTCTGATAAATTTTATATCCCTTTCAATATCGGCCTTTAATACCTTTTTCGCCTTTAATGTTTTTAACCTTTCATTATCCAGGTTTACAATATCCAGGATTGATTGTTTAATTTTTAAATTCATAACTAATTAATTTAATAAGGTTTACTGAAACTAATAAAATAGTTTCATAAAAGGATATTACTAATATCCCTTTAAGAAAATATTATTATTTTTTTATTTGATATATTCTAATAAGTTTTCATCTTTATAAAATTTATATAACATCTTCTCTAACTTCTCAATGTTTAAATCTTCATAATATGATCTATCAATCAATAATAAATATTTATTGTTTTTAAGTTTTTCAATATATCCGTTTAAACCATCTTTATATATTCTTATTATCTTGCTTTCTTCATTAAGCATATCTAAAGAAATATGACATAATTTTTGTATCTCTTTTTCATTATCTTTATTGATATCTAATTCAATAAAATTAGATCTCCATTTATTAAATTTATTCATTTTCTTGATTCTCCCTTTCTTCTAAAGTTTCTTGTATTCCTTTTAATCCTCTTGTAGTTGATTCTAATTCTTGAAAATATTCATTTACTATATCTCTTAAATATTCATCATCTTTTTTACAATTATCAATAACTCTATTTACTAAATCAATTCTTTCTAATTCTTCTTTTGTAACTTCACTCCAAAATTTAGTTAGTTTCATTGTTTTAATTAAATAAATTGTTTTTTTCGTAAAGTTCAAATGATATTACATATTCATATAAATCTTTTAAATTCTTTTCAATCTCTTTTTCATCTTTACCAATATAATCATATTCTTTTTCCCCTAGATAAGGATGCATAAAATAAGAATCTCCATTCTCTAAAATTTCATGCCAACTTCCAAAGGTAAAAACTCTTATAAACTTTGGTGGAATATTTCCAAAGTTTATTCCATTACTTATACATTCAATTGGAACTTCCATTGATTCCAATAAATCATAATTCTCTTTTATAAAGGGAACATCATAATAGTGATTTTTCCATTGTTCAAAACTGATCTTTTTCATGATAATTAAATTTAAATAAGTGAATAAAAAAAGATAGAGAAAATTAATTCTCTATCTCTGTAATAGGCTTGCTTATCTCTTCTTGCCTAATATCATCTTGTAACTTTTCAACCATATCCGATAAAGTCACATTGAATAATTTATTAAACATTCTTTCATAAAATTCTTTTTTACTTCCATCACCTTTGATTTTATAATCTTCAGTTTGTGTGATAGCTAATACAATCGTATTGTATTCTTTAGCAATTAATAATTTAGGATTGTCCATAGTTTAATTAATAAATAAAAGTTTGTTTATGATATGTATTATATATCATTTATGTGAGTTTGAAAAGTTTCAACAGTTTGATTATTTTGCAAATGTCCGTTTTTTATTGGATGCTCATTACCAATTGATGAAAGAATAAAAGTAATGAAGATAATAAAAATTAAATAGAATTTCATGGTTTTAATTAATTTGATAATTTGTTTTTTATTTTTGGGCGATCAGCCCGGGAAAAATTTTTTTTATTAGTATTTTCTATTTTTTAAATAGTTACTAACTTTTTGGTTAACTTCTGCAATTAAAATAATTGTTGAAGTTATTAAAATAAAATTGACTAGAAACATACTTTAATTAATTTGCTTGAGTGTTTATTTTTGCTATTTACTTTTATTAGTCTTGTAAATAGCTTTTTCTTGTATTGACTGTTTACTACCTAGAAAGATAATTAGAGCCTTACAAAGGATTTAAAGAAGTAATAAAACTAATTTATTCCTACTCATATTTTAGCTCAAAATCTAAGATTTTAGTATACTAATTTAATAATAATCTATGAGTATTTTTACTTATTTTTATTCTATAGGGTAGGGTTAGAAAATATTTTTTATTTTTTGCGTGCGTGGGTAACTTAAATATATTCTGTAAATCTTTATTGCTTAGGTTCTATGCGAATTGCGAGTTCTGGAGCTTGAATGTTGACTGTCTCGACTGATTCACCTACAACCTTGCCTAGAGAGTCTAGTATCTGTGCTGCTGTCTGTAGTTGACCTTTTGCTATAGCTTTGTTGAACAGACGCATTCTCATAGCTTGTAATCGAGGGATCATCTTATCTCTTTCTTTAAGCCAATCTTCATCATTCCAAGCTTTAACTCTCCCCCAGTCAGCCCAGGCTGTGGGTTCAGAGATACCTTCTCTCTTAGAATGTTCTATAACTAGTTGACGAGTAGTTTTACCTTCAAGTTGACGTGAATATAATCTTTGAGATCTTGCTTCTATAACTGCTCTTGAATTTGAACCTCCTGTGTATTTTTGAACACGGGGTTTGCGTTGAGGAACTGGTAGATCTAAATTAAGGTTGTTGTTGATAAAAGATTCAGCCACGGACTTGATCTTGTAGGGTGTTAATATTTCGATGATAGCTTTAAAAGTGTAAAATGCGAAAGAAAATGAGTAATATTGTGAAAAAAGGTGTAAATGAGTCTTAATGAGATCAGTTTAAGGTATGCACAGGGGGAGGTGTTTAATAGTGATAAGAGATTTAGGGTTTTGGTAGCTGGAAGAAGGTTTGGAAAGAGTTATTTAAGCTGTATTGAACTGTTAAGAGGAGCTATTAATAGACCAAATGAGGTTTATTTCTATTGTGCACCGACTTACAGGATGGCGAAGGATATTGCGTGGAAGGAATTGAAGAGATTAACTCCTAGAACGTGGATTCAGAGTAAGAATGAGACTGATTTGAGACTTGATTTGATTAATGGTTCAAGTATTGAATTAAAGGGCACTGAGAATGCTATGGCATTGAGGGGTAGAAGTTTAGCTGGTGTTGTTTTGGACGAGGCAGCATTTATGGATAGAGATGTATGGTCGGAGGTTATAAGACCTGCGTTGGCTGATAAACAAGGTTGGGCCTTATTTATTAGTACTCCTGATGGAACTGCGAGTTGGTTTTATGATATGTGGTGTTTTTGTGGTGAACAGGAATGGGATGATTGGCAAAGGTGGAGTTTTACTACAATAGAGGGGGGTAATGTTGTAAAAGAAGAGGTTGAAGCTGCTAGGGGGCAGTTGGATGCAAGGACGTTTAGACAGGAATTTGAGGCTAGTTTTGAGAATTTAACAGGATTGGTAGCTGTAAGTTTTGGTGATGACAATATTGATAAGGAAGTAGCAGATTTACACATGCTTCCATTGTTAATTGGTCTGGATTTTAACGTTGACCCTATGGCAGGAATCTGTGCGGTTAAACATAACGATACCTTGTACGTTTTTGATGAGATCATGCTTACAGGAGGTGCTACTACATGGGATTTTGCAGAAGAAGTTACGAGAAGGTATGGGGTAGATAGAAGAATTATTGCCTGTCCAGACCCTACTGGAAGTGCAAGAAAGACGAGTGGTGTAGGTGTAACAGATCATACGATACTTAGAAGGTCTGGTTTTACTGTTATGAGCCCTAGAAGCCCCTGGAAGATCAGAGATAAAATCACTGCTGTCAATACTGCCTTATATGATGCTAATGGCGATAGAAGGACGCTAATTCATCCTCGTTGTAAAGAATTGATAAAAGCACTTAGGACTTTAACTTATGCACCTAACACTGGTTTACCTAATAAGAATCTGGGTGTGGATCATGCATTTGATGCTTTTGGTTATCTTTGTCTGCAACAATTTAACTTAGCTAAGCCAGAGACACTGGGCCAAACTTCGTTTAGAATATATTAAGATACCCTCTTTGCTTATGCCTTATCAT